AAAAGATATTTCTTTTAATCCTAAAAAAGGATTGGCTTATGGAAGTGAGTTAGGTGAGCTAGATTTATCTAAAATAACAAAAGAACAAGCAGATGATATTATTCAATTAGGTAAAAAGAAAGTTGATTTAGAATATTTAAAAACAAAACCAGGTGTTATGACAGCAGATAAAATACAAAGACCTGAATCTGCTATGACAAGAGAAATGTTTGACAGGTTTAATAAACTAAAAGGAGTTTTAATTCCAGGATTAGAAGAAATTAAAAATAGTTTAAAAAAACTTCCAGATGATATTAAATCAAAAAGATATTTCACTGCAGCATTAAAAGGTTTAGGTATTGTTGCAACTCCTTTAATTGTTTCAGGAATGTATAATGATTTTAAATCTGGTAAAACGGTTATGGAAACTTTAGAGAGAAATTTAATTGGTACGGATGCAGTTGGTGGTATGAAAGACATCTTTGCATTATCTCCTGAAGAAAGAGAAGCAAGATCAGTAGTTAAACAAGCTGAGATGGATGAACAAATTGCACAAGATTTTTCTGGTTTAGATTCTGATTTTCAAACTCCAAAAGTAAAATCTAAAATGTCTTTAGAAGAAGCATTAAAAGAATATGAAGAAGGTTTAAGTAGAGTTGAACTTGAAAGAGAACAAGAAGAAGCTGAAAGAGCTGAAGGAAGAGCTAGTAGTTTTGAAGGTTTAAAAGATTTAATGTTAGGTAAACGATTTCAACCACAAGAAATTTCTAGGGATTTTTTAGCAGAAGGTGGTCCACCAGATGATCCAAGTAAAAGAAAGTTTATGAAAATTATGGGTGCACTTGCAGCAGTGCCTGTAATTGGTAAGTATTTTAATTTAGCTAAACCTTTAACTAAAGCAGCTCCAGCTGCAGTAGAAACAGTAAAAAGTATACCACCTTATTTTTTTAAAATGGTAGAAAAAGTTAAACAATTTGGAGATGATGTAACAAAAAGATTTGCTACTCAGGAGAGAGAACAAGTATATAACTATAGAACTTCAGATGCAGATTATGAATTATACGAAGATTTAAATACAGGTGACGTAAGACTTAAAGTTATAAAAGGAGATCCTGATTTTCCTGGATACAAAGAACAAGAATTAACTTTGACTAAGGGTAGGATAGATGAAAAAACAGGAAATGTTCCTGATGAATATGATGAGTATACAGTTAGATCTGATTTTGATGGTAAGATGAAAGACATTGATGAAGGGATAGAAGGCATTGATGATTTGATAGAAGACACTATTGGTTTTGAAAATGTTTCTATAAAAGAACTGGAAGATATGGGGTATGATGTAAATAGATTATCTCCAGGTTTTAAAAAGAAATTAGGAATTAAGTAATGTATTCAAAAGGAAAAAAGAGCGGTCCACCACCAAAAAAAGGTCCTAGTTCACAGGGCTTGAATATTCAATATAATACTGTTAAAACAGTCAAACAATCTGGAGAAAAAAATAATGGCAGAGATAGACAAGGCGCTACCAAATATAAAAGTTCAACCTGAAGAAACAACTGACGATATCGCAGTTGAAATGGTTGAGGAAATTGAAAAGGTAGAACCTGGTGAAACTCAAATTACTGAAATGGAAGATGGATCAGTTGATATTGATTTTGATCCACAAGCTTTAAAACAATCGCAAGCAACAGATTTTAATGCTAACTTAGCTGATTTTGTAGACGAAAGAGAGTTAGGTTATTTATCTTCAACACTACATCAAAATTATCAAGACTATAAAAGTTCTAGAAAAGATTGGGAAAAATCATATACTCAAGGATTAGAACTATTAGGATTTAAATATGAAAACAGGACGGAACCGTTCGCCGGTGCTTCGGGTGCCACTCATCCGGTGCTTGCTGAAGCTGTTACTCAGTTTCAGGCGTTGGCATATAAAGAGTTACTCCCAGCTAATGGACCAGTCAGAACACAAATAATCGGAGTTCAAACTCCAGAAAAAACTCAACAGTCAAATCGTGTAAAAGATTTCATGAACTATCAGTTGATGGATCAGATGAAAGAATACGAACCAGAGTTTGATCAAATGTTATTCTATTTACCTCTTGCAGGTTCAGCATTTAAAAAAGTTTATTACGATGATTTATTGGAACGAGCAGTATCTAAATTTGTTCCAGCAGATGATTTAATTGTTCCGTACACAGCTACCTCATTAGATGATGCGGAAGCAATTATTCATCGAATTAAAATTTCTGAAAACGAATTAAGAAAACAACAAGTGGCAGGTTTCTATAGAGATGTAGAATTAAAAGCGGGTCATGATAATTTAACTGACGTTGAGAAAAAAGAATTAGAATTAGAAGGCACAGTCAAAACTGGAAGAGATGATGATATTTTTACTTTGTTAGAATGTCATGTTAATTTAGACTTAGAAGGTTTTGAAGATGTTGGACCAGATGGTGAACCAACAGGAATTAAACTACCTTACATTGTAACTTTAGAAGAAAATTCTAGAGAAGTTTTATCTATTAGAAGAAACTATGAACAAAACGATCCAAAGAAATCTAAAATACAATACTTTGTACATTTCAAATTTTTACCAGGTTTAGGTTTTTACGGTTTTGGTTTAATTCACATGATTGGTGGATTATCTAGAACTGCAACGTCTGCATTAAGACAATTATTAGATGCAGGTACTTTATCAAACTTACCTGCTGGATTTAAACAAAGAGGTATTAGAATTAGAGACGATGCACAATCAATACAACCCGGTGAATTCAGAGATGTAGACGCTCCTGGAGGAAACATAAGAGATGCTTTTATGACTCTTCCTTTCAAAGAGCCTTCTCAAACCTTATTACAACTTATGGGAGTCGTGGTAAATGCAGGACAAAGATTCGCTTCTATAGCGGACCTGCAAGTAGGTGATGGGAATCAACAAGCAGCTGTGGGCACGACTGTAGCATTGCTTGAAAGAGGTAGCAGAACAATGTCTGCTATTCACAAAAGAATTTATTCAGCTCTCAAAAATGAATTTAAAATTTTATCAAGAGTATTTAGATTATACTTACCTGCAGAATATCCATACGATGTAGTTGGGGGTCAAAAAATGATTAAACAATCAGACTTTGATGATAGAGTGGATATACTGCCAGTTGCTGACCCTAACATTTTCTCACAGACACAGCGTATTTCTTTAGCGCAAACAGAACTGCAACTGGCAATGTCAAATCCTCAAATGCATAATTTGTATCAAGCATATAGAAATATGTATGAAGCAATTGGTGTAAAGGATGTTGACACCGTATTAATTCGACCACAACCACCACAACCAAAGGACCCTGCTTTAGAACACATTGATTCTTTGGCAGGGAAACCGTTCCAAGCGTTTCCAGGTCAAGATCACCGAGCACATATGACGGCTCACTTAAATTTTATGGCAACAAACATGGCTAGAAACAATCCAACAGTCATGGCAAGTCTAGAGAAAAATATTTTTGAACACATTTCGTTAATGGCTCAAGAACAAGTTGAAATTGAGTTTAAAGATGAGATGCAACAACTTCAACAAATGCAAGCTATGATGCAACAGAACCCACAAATGGCTCAACAAATGCAAATACAAGCTAGAATGATGTCAGAAAAGATAGAAGCTAGAAAAGCAGTGTTGATTGCAGAGATGATGGAAGAATTTATGAAGGAAGAAAAAGAAATTACTTCACAATTTGATAATGATCCTATTGCAAAACTACGAGCAAGAGAGCTAGACATCAGAGCACAAGAAAATGCACGTAAGAAAAAGGTTGATGATGAGCAAATTAACCTAAATAAAATGAAAGCAATGATGAATCAGATGCAAACTGACGAAAAATTACAACAAAATGAAGATTTAGCACAGTTAAGAGCCGATACTTCGATTGAAAAAACAATTTTAGCTGCTAAATTAAAACAAAATAGGTAAATTATGTGGTTTAGTGCAATAAAATTAGCTGTAAACGCTGGTTCACACATTTTTAAGAAGCGTCAAGAGACAAAAATGCTTATGGCGGACGCTCAAATGGAACATGCAAGAAAAATGGCCCGAGGTGAGGAAGCTTACCAGGGAAAATTGCTAGAAGCCCGACAATCGGACTGGAAGGACGAGGCGGTTTTGATAATTTTAAGTTTGCCCGTGTTAGTTTTGGCGTGGGCAGTCATATCGGATGACCCGACAGCGATGGACAAGGTAAAATTGTTCTTTGAAATGTTCTCGCAGTTGCCCAGCTGGTTCACTAATTTATGGATACTTGTAGTGGCGTCAATTTATGGTATAAAGGGTACACAAATTTTCCGGAATGGAAAAAAATAAGGAGGAAA